CAGAATCCAGACCCGCCAAGGCACTGGATACCTTAAAGTAGTCATCCATGCCAAGCCTGCTGCCTATATTAGACCTTAGGTTTGACTGACTCTCCCTCCACGCCTCCATCAGACGCTCTGCTTCCAGTCGCTTTAGACGATCCTCTTCTGATTCACCCGCTATAAGCGGAGATGGTGCTGCTATAATCATTAGCTATACCCGAACAGACTCCAATAAGGAGACCGTTTTGTAATGTCTTCTTCTTCCCAGCCGGGATTTAGAACTTTCTGGTTTACAGGGGCAAAAGTTGCTCCGCCTAAAGACATAGGATTGGTGGTGTGCATTTTGTTTAACTGCGCTACATTCATGGGGGTTATCGTTTGACCAATTTTCCTAGCCTTTGCTTGTGGCAAGTTTAGTCCAGAGGCTGTCTCAAGATGCCCCATCTTTATAGCGTCCTGTTTGGATGCCAAGGTATTTCGTAGCTGTTGAGCAAGAAGATCATATTGATCCCCTGTGGCTGTAGATTGACCCTGATAATAGGCAATCAAATCCCTCATTGCCTGTATTTCTTTTGATTTACCCCACTCCATTATTGTGCTCCCGCTGCTGTTGCACCAGCAATCAGTGATACTATTTGACCAAGTGAGGACAGTGGGCTAGGCGTAGCTGTGGACTGACCTCCGTACTGACCTGAGATCATTGACATATAGTTCTGTAATGCCTGTTGATCAGCCATCTGCTCATAGTTGTGCTTTGCCATCGCTTGGTTTATAGTTTCTTGGTTCATTGCTCTCTGTTGAGCACCAACCTGTCCGGCTGCTTTATACATGGAAAGCGGAGCCTGCATAACGCTTGGGTATTGACTCAGCGCCGATAATCCTAGCTGGCCTGCTCCTTGAGCTGCCTGCACTCCCTGTAGTCCTGTCTGCACTCCCTTTAGCCCTGTGTCATAACCCTGTAGTCCTGTGCCATAACCCTGCTGTGCTAGGCTACCTGCACCCAGACCTAACTGAGCACCCTGTGTGCCTAACTGCTGGGCTGCCTGTTGCGCCTGGAGAGCCATCTGACCGGCTGGCAATCTGCGTCCTTGTGCCTGTGAATACGCATCTGCGTACATCCTAGAGGCATTATCAATCATTCTCTGGTTGGCTGCAGTGACGGCGTTGCTTGTTACGATGTCACCCCTAGAGCTTCCTCCAGGCTGATACTGTACCTGTTGTGATCTAATTCCTGGCAGTATGTTTCCTTGTATTTCCCCCATCACATCTCTGCCCATAGCATTCAAAACTGGGGCAAGGCTTGATACGTCAACATCACCGGCTAACATCTCTGACAACTGTCGATCTTGGAAAGGAGTCATCCCTGCATACTGTCCTTGGCTCATACCATATCTGGTTGCGCCCTGACCATAATCCATGAGGCCGCTTCCATATGCCCCTACTGCGTCAGCTCTGGCTTGTGCATCTTGAACAGCAGCAATACCTGATTGAACAGCAGCATCACCATATTGAGCGGCAGTATCACCATATCCTGTTGCCTTCTGTGCCAGTTGGTTTGCAAGGTCATAAGTTCCAAGCAGTTGGTTTTCAGAGGCATCCTGCATTGCCCTGACTCGATCTCCGCCCGCATAGTTTATAATATTCTTTTGAGCGGCGAGTTCAGCGGGTGTAAATTCAGCGAGGGTTTTGCCACTGTAATACTTTGGCTGATTCTCTGGTAGCAGAAGGCGTTCGGCCTCCGCGAAGCCCTTAGTTAGGTAAGGTATCTGCTCCTTCCACGGTTGTTCAGTGGCTTTTGATGTTGTTAGTCCAGCCATAATTATTTCCTCATTGAAGCCTATATTTTATATCTTTTGTTAGTATGTAATAAGTACATTCCCAATCCTTTAAGACCTTGAGCCATCCTTTCCTACCCAGAGTTTCTAATCCGGTACAGCCTGCCTTTAAAGCGGCAGCCTCTAATGACGGGAAGAATCTCATCCAACGATTCATCCCCTCCCCACCAATGGCTATGATCCGCATAACTTTCTTCCTTGGGTATTTAACAAGCTCAGTAATCATGGCAGCGAATATCAAGTTCTCATCTGTGGCAACCCATAGTTGCATAGCGCCAGAGGTTATTATCTCTAGGAAATCTTGCGTCTCTAGCTCCCCATTTGAATACCTGTGGCACTTATCAATCAGAGGATATACAATAGGCCATATAGATTCGACCTCTTTTGGGTCTATTAAAGAGACATCACATGGACGCCCAAGAGGTTCCGTTGTACCAATAGATTCCGTCTGCTCCAAGAGTTGCCCCCCATGTTCCGGCTGTTCCATATCCGGCTGCGTATCTGATATCTCCTGCTCTAGGTTTTTCTGGCGCGACATAAGTTGGCTCAAGTCTGAATGTATCTAGGTTAAAAATTATATCCCCGACTTTGTTCAGTTCGTTGAACAGGTAATCGGGCAACTGTTGAGGATCAACTGGAGCCGGGTTAGGCGACCACCTGTTGACACTTTTAATATCCTTTGCTGGGGCATTAACCATCAGTATGACCTACTTCCGCGCCTTCCCCTTGGCTTCACCTCGAATTCAACCCCATGTAATTTCCAATCAATATCTGATGCTGATTCAAACTTCACACCAAAGAATTTTCCAGTTACTCGGCACGACACCTTGGATTGACTATTGGGATTAAATGCAATTGGCGCTCCACCAATATCTGGATTCCAAGAAACTCCATCTTCTGTGGTCATCTGGCTGGCGACATATACATTTATAGTATTGTCTCCAGTTACCTCTATTTTGGGGTACACCGCACTAACTAACTTCTGGGCCGATGGATCACCCAAGTCATAACCAGTCCTCTCTATGTAAGAGGTCATATTAGTTCCGTCTTCTTGATTACCTCGATCATCCCTAAACAGCTTTGGCATATCCACATAACCGCCACTTGAATATGCGGTGTAAGCACTCCCATCTACCGTGGTTGTTAAATCAGAATCACTATATAGGGCAAAAGTAGTTGTCGAGTAACCAGTAACCTTAGCATAGTAGGTATTCACATTTAACTGAGTCATACCAACAACACCACTTATAGAAACTAAATCACCATCAGATAGCCCATGAACAGTAGAGGTAATAACCACTGGATTAGCAGCGGTAGCTCCACTTATGGTAGCCTTTTGGTTAGGCTTGGCAAACACCAAGCTCTTCAATACATTATCATAATTTCCAGTTCCCCATATACCAGGAACCGTATCCCATGTCGTTGTAACCTGATTTACCGCAATACCATCATCATGTGACGCGGCTGTAGTAGAATTTGCCCCCCTCGTTATCCCTGTAAAAGACGTTGAGGTTGTCCCCGTATATGTTATCTGTTCACCCACATATGGGTCTGTATCTCCCTGGAGTATTATTGTTCCAGTTGGAGTAGAAAATACTGCCTCTGAAGCGACCGTACTATCTACCGATAAACTACCGCTAGTAGCTGGCGATCCTGCCGTTATAGCACCATCAAGTGTAGTTTGTGGGGGCCAAAGAGTGCCACTCGTTATCGCTGCGATACCCGCATTTATATGGTATAAGTCTGGGATATCTCGCATAGAAAACGTATTGTCTTGCCAATTCCATATGATCGCCTTATTAGGAATCGTAGAGACTCCGGCCGGATAACACGCCAACATCTCATTTCTAGCGTGGTCTGCTACAACAAACACTTTTTGGTAGTTGTCTCCATTCAAATCGGAGAACATCTCCCTACGAAGTTTATTCGGTAGGAGGGCTGTCACCTGCTGTCCATTCGTAATATAGCAGTCAGAATTACCTACGAAAAAATGACCTCCAGAGAATTCTGCTACAGCGTTCTTGGTTAATAGGCCAATCGTTGGCGATAGGAGCTTGAATGAAAAGATGTAGGGTGTCCCAACAAAATTCATAATGTAGATTGAGTCTTCCTTATAAATGAGGAATGAATCTCCATAAGGAAGGCCATCTATTATTTTTCCTGGGGTATCAGTTAATTGGTATTCACCCGCATCCAGAGTTGCATCGCTTTCTACCCAAGAAGTTGGTGGGCTTAATGCGGCAGCCTCCGTAGACCACTTCACCAGATTTGGATATTCCACACTACCAATCTGCCAGTTCAGCCCCACAAGGAAAGTCCTGAAAGAAGATATAGACTTACAGAAACTTGTAGTGGCTTGCCAGTTTTTCAACTCTCTTAATGGTACAGTTTTGTTAGGTACCCCACTGGCTAAAGGCCACATCTGGGCTGTATCGTAGCCGTTAGTAGCAACCAACAATCCATTTAATATGGTGACTCTCCAGTTCTCCGTAGAGGTAGCGGAATACAGGTTATTTCCAGTTGCCGTAGTTCCTACCGGGGTTACGATCTCGTTATCAGGGTGGGCATTGACGACCGTTAAAGAGCTTAATGTATTAGTTCCGGTATTATTAGCACTATAAGAGATTTCCTCGTATAAATTTATGGAGGAATCTGCTGTCTCATTAGTTCCTATAGCAATAGTTCCAGACGATGGGAAAAAGGAAGAGTCATCCAATACTATGGAAGTCGCAGACGCAGACAAAGAACCATTCAATTGCCCAACCTTTTGTCGAGTAATGTCAACCCAGTTGCTACCATCCCATACAGCAGCATTGTTCAATCCAAACGCCAACCAATAATATGTCCCACCATTATCCAAGAATGGGATAATATAATAAGCGGCAAACGGAAGGGTCGCAAAGACTTCCTCATAGCCAGAACATTTCTTGACTCCGTTGTCAAGAAACCTTACGTTGTTCCCATTGCTCCAAACATTAGGGGGCAGTTGATAGGGTGGGGTGTCTCGTATAATTCCCACAGTTCCAACATCGTTAATAGGTACCAATGGCATTAGGATGGGGGCGTAGGCCAGGTAATATTAAAGGGGTCTGCCTGCGTAGGTACATCTCTTAGAGACTGTCTATAGGATTGCCAGTTTGCTAATAACTCACCTGACATTGTTACGTCGCCTAGCTGTGTCCAATCACAACTTAATAGTTTTCTATCCCTTTTACCACGAACTACCTTCCACTGCTCTGCCGATTGTCCACTTTGGACTTCTGACCAAGACGGTTTGTTAGCCGGTATAGCAAATGTAACATTACTTCCGTAGTCGCTTTCGTTGTTCACATCCCCATATATGGCAAAATCAGAACCACTTGATAGGGTCGCTAATGTATTGCTCAGTAATCTAGTATCCATTATTCGACCTCCCATACCATAATTGTGCCATTTTTTACCGCACAACCACCGTCATCTGAACTAGTCATTTTTAGATATACCTTGAATACCTGAGAAGCAATCCCTGGAGTTGGGCAATCCGCATTGGCAATCTTAAACATCCTAGAGAAATTAGAAGACCAATCCCATGATACACCAGTTCCCTCCCCAACATCTTCCATTGCAGCAATTTGAATATCAGCAGTCGTATTAGCAATTATTGTGCCTGATGTGTTGGTTAATTGTATATAATTGTATTGGACAGTAGTTGACTCAAAGTTACAAAATGATTGCTGCTGAAAGTTTAACTGTAGGTATAGAGTGCTAGTTGCGCTCAATTTGCTGTGGGTAATGGTCATCCCGGTGTCTACATAAGAGGTGCTTCTCAAAGAACTGCTTGCGCTCTGTATGGCGTGGGTTACACTGGTGACCTTTCCTACCGGATTAAATGACAAAACCCCAGAGGCATTAGTTGTCATTGCCTCCCCACTGGAACCATCTGCCGTGGGCAGAGTCCATCCAACAGTTGGGCTTCCAAGTATCTTGTAGTCTGTTACTGGAGATATTGCTAGGGCTATCCAACTAGAATCTGTTTCGTCCCGAAGTTTCAGAACATTATTAGTCGAATCAAACCATAGCAATCCAGCCGTAGTTGAAGATGGGGCTGTAGCCTTTACATGAATTCCATTTATTGCCGCATCAGCATTTGGGAATGAGTTGAGTAGAACTTTTTTGATGAGACGAAGATGGTCATCTCCCTGGGATATAACGTCGGTTCCGGGCGGATTTGCCTGAACAAGTCCACTGACGTATGTTGCGCTTTCTAAAGCCATTATATTACCTCCACAAAATCAGGATCATTGGGCCAGCCAGCATTTACACCGCCAGCCTCATCGTAAGCCTTGATTGCGTCCAAATCGACAAGCGCATCAATCTCGCCATCCTTCTCGTTTGATTCAGCCCTTACGGAAGCCCTGTAGGTTTTCCAGTCGGCTGACATAGCAGTTCCACCGTCTGACTCTCTATGAGTCATCCAGTCTGACTGAGCCAATGTCGATGATGCGATTTTTCTTACCTTATCTTTCATCGACTTCTTAATTTGATCGACATCTTTTGGAGTGGAACCGTAGGACACTACCCATTCGTTAGTGGCCGCATCAAAAGCATACTGCTCACCACTTGTGTTGTAGTAGCGTTGATCCGCAACCGATAATCGTGCCGGATGAAAACCAAGATTTTCCAGTTCCTCTTTAGAAAATTTACGGAATATCTGTGGGGGGTAATCCACACCATCCTTGGTAATGGCTCTTGGTGTTTTTATTAGTCCGTGACTTGATGAATACCACATAATTTATTACCTTGCGTTTGCGTATTTGAATGGGGATTCTGCGAAAGCGATATAGAGATATGTTTCAGCAACATTTGGATCAGTTGCAATTCTATTTTTGAATCCGTTAGAAACTATGTCAATAAATTCTGTTGATGTGTCCTCTACCGCATTGTCATTTGCC